ATCTACCCTTGCTTGGCGTTCCCGCTGGGCTTCTTGCCTAGCTTCCTCACGTTGCTTGGTTATCTCTGAAAACCGCTTTTCAAGTTTAGGATTTTGCTTACGCTCACCCTCTTGGTTTGCTTCCTTTTCTGCCTCTTTCGGTTCACTCTGTTCTTCCTCGGCTACTGGCTCGGGAGTTTCCTCAACCGCCTCAGTATCCGCAGGGGATTCAGCTAAACCTAATCTGTTTGCATAAAATTCTGCTGCATTCTCGCTTGTCAATACTTGACCCGCTTCTTTATCGGACATACGTTTCCCAACGATTTGACCCTATGAACCTCATAGGTACGGTTTAGTGGTTTTTACCACAAATTTATTTAAAACTCAAATAGCCCGTTCTGTTGCCTCGGCATTCGCTGTGTTTAATGCGCCTTTATCCACTTGAGCCAACAAAAGCGCAATTTCTTGTTTCATACGTTCAATTTCAAGCTGCGTCTGTGTCCTGATAACCGTGTCGTTTGCTTGGCCTTCCACACGCAACTGCATTTCGGCACGATCACTTTGTTCACGAATCTGAGCCTCATCAATTCTGCCTTGCTCTTTCATCATTGTGCGTTGTGTCTCGGCTTGTTGTTTAAATTGCTCAACGTCCATGCGGCTCTGTAGCATCATGTCTCTAGCCTGAACCGCCTGTGTAAGTTCCTGAATCTGTTTCTGTGACATAGCCAGCTGCATTTGAACTTGGGGAGGAATCTTAGATTTATCGTCAATCTGAGCCATTGGGTTAGAGGCTGCCAAACGGTCAGCAATGATGTCAGCGCCAGGCCAATCCATGTTTCTAAACACCAAATCGCCCGCCACTTCCATAAGGCTAGGCGCAGCTGACAACAATGGCAGCATATTGTCCACGGCTTCTTGGCGTTTGGAGTTATAGCCTGGGCCTGTCTCCATAACCACATCATATTGACCAACGCTAATGTCGTTCAGCACTCGGCCCACAGAGTCCCGCTGATTGATCGTCAGCAATTCGGGCTTGCCATCGTCACCAATGATCCGCATCACTCGCTCTGTGTCGTAAATCTTAGGGATTAAGTCTAAGCAAATTTTGCCCACATGGGCAATTGAACGGGTCAAATTGTCGTAATAGTCAAAGTTTGTCAGGTCAACTTGTTGTTGTTGACCGTTTAATGCTTTGCCTGAAATGTTGCCTTGACCAAGCTGTGCAGGGTCAAACACGCCCATGATCGCTTTAATGTCGTTGTCCACACCCATAGCCGCAGCCATGATGCCCGCTTGTGGCGGCTCGGGTTGCAGCCTTGTTGGGGGAGGCGCTGGGCGACCGTCAATATCAGTCTGTTTGTATCGCAGAAGTGGGAAAGACTTGATGTTGGCATTTGTCCAATCGTTTTCGTGTCCCTCATCCTGACCTTCAGCAAGCAGCCATTTGGCTTTTGGTGCTAATGCCACGCCTTCTGTGATGGAAGTCTGCCAAAAGTTATACATCCGCTGTGGGTCTTTGGCATAGCGAATCATGCCAAACTTTTTGCGCTTGTCACCAATGACAATGTGTCTGCCATAGACGGGGACAATGGGAATGTATTTGCCCGCCCAATCCCGTTCTTCCAAGACTTCAACCGCAGTCAATTTGCAGTATTTAATGGTTTTCTTGTAAGACTCACGGGTATCTACAACTTCAATGCCGTAAGCAGCAAGGCGTGTAAAGAAATCTTTGTCATCAGCAAATGTTGCTGTGCCATCGCTCAAAAGGTATAACTTTGCCTTTTCTTTGACTGTGTAGTAATACTCAGCCAAGCGAATATCCTCTTTGGTGATCCACTCTGATTGTGAGTCGCCCGTTCCACGCTGGGTGAAACTTGTGCCGCCATCTTCTGCGTCAGGGTACAACTTTCGGAATTCATCCTTACGCATCATTGTTGTAATCAAGCAACGGTCAGCATCAGACCCATCAGGTAGGACAGAATTAGGGTCAAAGTAAACGGTAAAGGGATTGTCTATGGCATCAATGTAGATTTCTTGATCAAACGAATCCTCTGAAATATAGTCAGTTCTGACCCGCATATAACCCCAACCCATGCGAACTGCGTATTCAAACGCATTGTCGTAAGCATGGTCAGCGTTAGAGTTAACCTCAATGTGCCGAATAATCCCGCTAATGGTCTGTGCGTCAACCATGTCCTCATGCGTATTTGTGGCATGAACTTTAATTCTTGGGCGCTGCTGTCGTTGTTGGTTTGAGACTTGGCGGCAATAGTTGTCCACCTTGTTCACCACGATAACGGGGCGAGACTCAAGATTGCGGGAGTTTTGCAGCTCTACGGGCCATTGATCACCAGCGCCAAACTTCAGGTCATCTAACGCCTCTTGACGGTTCATTGTGTCTGCATCGTTGGCAAACTTTAAAAAGTCAATTGCTTCCTGAATTCGTGAGTCGTAATCATCAGCCATGATGTTGCCCTAAGTGATTTGGAGTCATTTTAACTCATCCATGAGTGTTGACCACCATAATTTAAGTTTAGCCTTGGCCTTCTAGCCTGTCTTGGCTCATTAACCATTAAACCAATATACCTAAACGCATCAGCGCCATGTGAGTAATTGTCGTGTAGTGGCGTTCTGCTGAATTGCTTAGTCTCTGGGTCTACATCGTAACGGTAATGACGTAAGCATTGCAAGCCTTCGTGACAGTTCTCACGGTCAAACCAACAATTGATAAAGATTGTCCTGGCTGCATTGATTGAATCAAGAATGGGCGTTTTGGGGATTATCTTGGTTTTGTAGCCCGCAGCCCTTACGATTTCCTCAATGCTTCTGCCGTTGGCGGCAAGGGTTTTATTCTCTGCATCGTGTGGCAGCCATAGCGTGTCGTACATATAACCAAACGTCTGCATCTTAGCCAGGTAGTCGCTCATGGTCTGCTGATTGCCCTCAATGTAGCGAATCAGGCGGGTTTCCATGCCTATGAACTGTAAAAACCAAATGGCTGTGGCATCAGACCACCCAAGGTCAAAAATAGCGTGTACGGGCTTTGTAGGGTCATAGTTGACCTTTGTGATTCGCCCATCCAACTCTGCCATTTGCATTTCTTTGGCAAAGATAGCCCCATCTACCGTCTGTCTGCATAAACCTTCCCAAACCACGTTATAAGCCTGTGGATCACGGTGTTTAAGCGCATCCTTCTCAAGTTTCAGCGTTTCGGGAAACCACGGGTTATCTGACCAGTTGACCTTTTGAACAATGCAGTTCTCAGGCGGGTTAAGAACAAACCTTTGGTAAGTCTCGTCTGTTTCTAACTCAGGGTTAAAGGTAATCCAAATCTCTGAGTTTTCTTTGCGGATGGTAGGAATTAGCACGTTCCATGACATACGGCTAGTTGTCTGTGCTTCCTCTACCCAGCACACATCAACGCCCTCATAGGACTTCACATTAGCAACATTGTTCTTTAGGCCGACAAAGCTAAACTCTGTGCCGTTCTTTGCCCTGATTGATGCCTGGGTGATTTCATAGAACCCAAGCAGCCCTAATGCCTCAATCTGATCGCACAGCAGCTTGTGGACTGAATCTTTGATGGATGTTTGGAATTCACGGGCGCAAAGCACTCTAATCGGGGCTTGAGCGCCTTTAATCAGTAACGCCCTAGCAACCCCCCAAGACTTAGCCCCGCCTCGTCCACCGTACAGGACTTTATAACGTGAGGGCTTAAACAGACATTGCAGCTTTAACGGGAATTCCGCTTTGGCAATGGATTGGGCGACTTCACTCACTTGGCTTTACAAATGTGACTTGAATGCCCGCTAACAACGGTGCGCCATCAGCGCCTGTGATTTCTTGTTTCACTTGCTCACGGTACTTTTTGGGGAATCGTGCAGCCATTGACCTTGACCAAATCGTTGCGTTAAGTCTTGGCCCATCCTTAGTCTCAACCATATAAGAATCGGCCTGATCTTCCCACCACGCTTGCTCATGTTCCTTGGCTTCCTCCATGGCGTGCAAAAATTCGGGGTGATCATCACGCCATTGGTACATTGTCCTAAGTGAAAACCCTAGTCTTGAGGCGATCTGTTCCACGCTCTTTCCCATCTTGCCTAAGGCTATTACTTCCTCACAATATTTAGGATCGTAAAGGGACGGTCTACCAACGGGGCGCTTTTCTTCGGTCATTTTTATGCGTCTGTGACCACTTCAGGGTCAGTAGCCTTTTCTAATTCAGCCAACCAATAATTACAGTCTTGCAATGCACCGTTGATCATGTGCAGTTGGACTTCCAGTTGTTTACCCTGAGTCATCAAAGTTTCAATTTGTTTGTTGATTGCTTCTTTGTTCATGTTAACAGTTCCAGTTTTTAAGTGATGCCTTGGCCCGTTCAGCTGGGCCTTTTGAGTTCTTTACAACGCCTTCCATTCGGGCACAGAAACTTGCCTTGCGTCCTTCGTCCTTCTTTGTTTTGGGATTAGGGGCGGGCGGTTTTAGATTGGCGTTGTTCTTTGCGTTGTACTCAGCACGGCCTTTAGCGGTCATTCCCGCACCTTTATCTGTAGGGTTGTAGGTTTTACCCTTCCCAACAGTTTTATGCTCTATGGGCTTGTCGTGCTTTTTCATTTTTTTGCCGTTTTAGCAGATTGTTTGAATGCAGCTGCTGTGGGTGCGCCTTTTGAGCCAGGCGTTCTCATGCGCTCTACGGGTTTACCTTCATCCTTTTGGCGTTCTATACGCTCTGCCTTTTTGTGGATGTTGGCATACAAACCAGGTTTAGTCGCCATGATTATTCCTCAACAATTGCACAAATGTCGGCTTCTTGAATAATTTGATAGTCTTGCCCGTCAATCTTCTGTGTGGGCCAGTTCAAATAATCCCCGTTACCATACTTAACAAAGTCACCCACTTGGGTTTCATAGACCTTCGGGCCTACTGCCACAACCGTTCCCTCGTTAAAGGGTTCTTTGTTGTTGACGTAAATAATTTCTGACAGGGTTCTGACAAGCGGTTTGATCACCACTCGGTCATTCATTGGTTTTATCATGTTTAGCTGGTCTGCCTCGTTTTTTGGGTGAAAAAAGACCCGCCACAGGGACGGGTAAAACATCCTCCTCACGGATGATGGCAACTACAAATTCGCCACACCAATCGTTAGCGTGTTTGTTTTGTAATACTGGATAGCGTCTGCAACTACCCATAATCTGAGAGTCACGAAAGTATCTACAAATCTCGCATTTCTCAGTCATTTCGCTTCTCTAGCCAAAACTGCTTTGTTTAATCCCGCAGCCAGGCGTTCAGCAAAACCCTTGTTTTCTAAATCAAAGGTTCTGCCTTCTTTGTAATCAGCGAACTTTTCCTGATGTTCCACGGTAGATGGCATCAGAGATTCTCTCCTTGCCGCCAATGCCGCTGCTTCTAACTCGCTCAAGTGTTTCATTTAACCTCCTACGAACTTCATTTTCCTCTAGTTTAGGTAGCTTGTCAAGCTGGCTTGCAATAGCCTTACCCTTACCTTTGGAGTTATCAACGATTTGTATGTTTACCCTGGGGTTGCCTTTGTACTTCTGTTGAAGTTCCTCAATGACCTTTCGTGCGCCAATATGAGTCTTTAGATGTTCCTCAATCGGGACGGTGCGGCCTGAACCCTTTTCCTTTTCCATGCGGCTGGCCCTGCTTAATGCGCCAAACTCCAACGCTTCAGCTGGGTCACGGTAGGTGTAGACAATACGAACCTTGCGCTTGGCATCTAATGCCTGTTTGATCTTTTTGTCAGCTGAATCAAACTTGTTCATGTTTGTGTCGTAAATCATTTCCGACCGTTTTAAGGCGGGATCGACACTTTCCAACAAATCTAAGGCTGTGGTTTTGCCAGCGCCTGTGCCGCCAGCACTAAAAACAACGGTGTTATCCATGCCTTTGGGTGTGGGGTTCTTTAGCTTTTCCGCATACAGCTGCTTCATAAAAGCGCTTGATGGCTCATGCACATCAGCTGACTTGGTGCGGTCTGATCTGTACTCAGGGGACATTTCCCTGGCTACGTCAGTATTGATAATGCGCCCGCCTTTTGACTCAGGATGCGCTGCATACTCTTGAATCAATTGCGGATAGGCTTGCATCAGGCGTTGGAAATACGCCTGTTCAATAGGGTTGGTAGGGGCAACTGCCCTATCAGGGGCTGGCTGTCCCATCCCCATCATGGAGGACAGGGAGACAGCCATTTTTTAGCGGTACTCTGATTTGGTCTTGGTGTAGCAGATGCCGTTTGTTCTGCCAGTATTGAACTGGTGATCAGCACCCATCTTGTCCTCTTTACCCATAGCCACACCACCACGCATTTTTTCCATGCGCTCGCCTGTACGGTCAGACGATTCAGCACCTTTAGGGGGTGTTGCGCCAGTTGTGCTTTTAGCCATTGTTGTATCAGCTTTTCCCATGATTTTTCCTTGCAAAGAATTTATGGATTTGACTTTATGTCCGATATGGCACAATGTCAACCACCATTTTAACAGGATTTATCATGGCTTCAAAATTTACTATCACCCCCGCAAAGTCTAAAACTCCCCGTGAGCCTATGCACTATGAAAAGGTTTCTGAGCATCGCTCTGAAATGTCACGCATCAAGGCTGTAGAAAAGGAATTGAAACAGCATGAGGCTCAAGGCTTAGATAAGGCTCATAAGGGTAAGTGAGGCTTTGGCACTTCGGTAGGCCAACGCTCACCAAGTGCCTCAATCGTTGCGGTGTGGGCTTTTAGCCACATTTCTTTGCGCTCATCTTTGGATAGGTGAGCCCCCTGGTCAATTTCATAATGGCATTTAAGGCACAGCGCAGCCACTAGGTTGTCGTCTGCCTTTATTCCTTTACCCTTACCCCCGCCCCAATTACTATGGGCCGCTTGAACGCCATTGTCCATGCCACAGTTTTGACAAGAGAGAGCTGCCACTAGTTTCAGCAGCTTTTGACTCCTCACATACTGATGTTTCAGATATTGCATATTCTTTGGTTTGGTACTTGTGACCGTTTAAGCATTGACGTTTTCTAAGGATAAATTCTGGGTTTGCCCTGGTATCTAAAACTTTGTTACCACGGGTTTTGCAAACTGGACACATCATGTCTCTATTCCTTTGTCTGCCATCCAGCACAAAAGCCACTCAATAAATTCTGAGCCTTCCTCAACGGTAAATTTATGGCTTTGCAGCCCCAGCTGCACAACCCTTTCACCGTCTAGGCTTGGGGCAACTTTGCCAATCTTTCGGTTTGTCTCATGCGCCCATTGGTCAATCAACAATCTTTTCCAATCGTCTGATGACCAGGCAGACCCTGCCGTTTTCATTTGTTTGGCAACCAAATCAATCAAACTGTGAAACATTGCGTTTTGGTCAGAACTGCGTGTGGCTTTTTTAACTTCCAGGCGCAGCTGCTTGCCCGCCTGGAGTGTTTCTTTGATCTTGGGCCACAAGTCTTTTAGGACGGTGTGGGCTTGTTGGCTGTTATGCAGGGTGTAAATCATGGCTTAAACCCAAAAAAGTAAGCAACCAATGCCCAATGGACAATCAGTATTAAACATAAAAGGGCGTAAACAACTTTATTGCTCATGCTTGCCTCACCATGACTTCAACCTTTGCCACTTCACCATAAACTTTGGTTGAGTGGATAGAAGTGATTTGCGAATCATTAAAAAACACAATTTTGTCCATGCCATCAATGACCGCTTTAATTACGTTGTCCAAATCGGGGCGTTTTGTGTGTTTCTCAGTATCGCTTAAACAAGCCTCTTTGCGTTTTTTTGAGTATGAGGCGGGAACGGGAAAGGTAACGTAAATAAACGCCTCTAATGCCCCTTCTAGGGCTTCTGAAGCACCCATTGCCGCCTTTGCCATCATTCCAACTTCGGTTTCATAGGTTTTTGTCTTTTCAGGGGTGTAAGCAACGGGAAACTTTCCCCTGGTTGAAAACCTTGGTCTGCCTTTGGCTACGGGATGCCCGTAAACAGTAAACATAATAGAAATCATTTTTTATTTTTCAAATCGTTCATGCGTTTGCGTAACTCATCAGCAGCTGCCTGGCCTCGCTTCTTGGCAATGTCCGCTATTACTTGTTGAAACCAGTAATGGGCCTCGCCCCTGCCTTCCTCTAAAGATTTCTTTTTGAATCGCCTGATCCATTCCATTGCTTCCGATTGCCTCATAGTCTCCCGTAAGTTCAAGCGCTCTTGTAATGACAAAGTGGCTAAATTGTTGCCCTTCTCTGACCCGATTAAGAATTGCTGTTGCTTCATGGTGTGTCATTTGCGTAACTCAGCAAGCCTGGCCCGTATGTGATCAGGCATTGGTGCAGCCTTTTTAGAATCGGCTTTAATTTTAGCCAAGGCGGGGTCTATCAAAGGTTTAGGGCTTAAATCAGGAATGTCAGCCCCATCCCATCGTTGTTGGTTTAAATAGACCTTGGGCGCTGGAATAAATGCCCCGTTATCTTTTAACCAGGCGGTTGTTGTTGCCATCCATTGAATGTGTTTCAAGATGATGTGTTTTTGGCTGAAATAATAAGATTCAACCCACTTCTTTTTGCAAGCGGACTTTTCGCCTTTTCGCTCGCATCTTGGATAAGCAGACCAGAATTCATCAAAGCCTTCGTCTGTTTTCTTTTTTTGTTCTGGTAACTCATTACCGAATAAGTCTTGCATTTACTTCCCTTTGGTGATTGTTTGAGCAAAGCAAAGCCTTACCGTACTAAAACAGCAATCGCTTTGCTTGTGGATAACTTCCCTTCGGAGCCATGTCATCGCA